TAATGGTTTTATATAATCTGCACTAACAAAACCACCATGATCCCCATAGTAAATGCTCCACCAATTACCTAACTTGACATCAAGTCTTACTATTTCGCCATTTGGAAGTTGTCCTATTATTTTATAATTTGTACCAGCTCCACCTCTAACATTAAGCACTGATGCTGTTACTTCGCCGTAAGTTCCACTTTTGTGAGGAATAGCTTCTACTATTTGAGAACTTTCTAGGCTTACATACTCTGAGGATACCCATCCGCCATGATTTCCAAAGTATATATTATACCAACTTCCAACCTTGGGCCCTAACCTAATTCTAGAACCATTTTTTAATTGCCCTATAACACTATAATTAATACCTGCTCCATCTCTAACATTAAGTACAGTTGCTGTTACTACTCCATATTTATTTTCTACTTGTTGAGTTTTCGTATCTTCCTTGGGTATTTCTATATTCCTATTGATAAACATACCATCTGTAAAATTATTAAGGTCCACATTACCATTGATTCCATATACGCTTCCACTAGAAGTATATTGATGTCCTACTACATTATAAAATCCTGTTTCCATTGGAGAATTAACTCCATAATGGGCTATCCAAGCATTATATGCTTTGATTCTACTATCCAAATTATCTCTACCAAAATATCCTCCAGTATAAATAATACAATCTAATCCTGATAATTCTTTAAACTTAGATAAAAATTCTAAACATCTATCAGTTATCTGATATGCAGTCCTATTTTGTGAGTTAGTTTCTATGTCTAGTACTGGAGCTATTTCATACTGCTTATCTTTAATAGCATTATAAAAAAACGTAGCTTGCTCTGAAGGTGATGTTTTTTCACTCATAAAGTGATAAAATCCTACTGGGAGACCTGCTGCCTTAGCCCCTTGATAATGAGATTCTAGTTTTGGATCTAAGTATGTGGTTCCCTCAGTAGCCTTCATTATTACTACTTGTACTGAATTTTTTAAGGCATTAAAATCTACACTTGGCTGATGATTTGATATATCTATTCCTTTTAACATTTACATTCCTCCCTTTTAATTTCTGGCATAAAAGCTATCCATTCTTAGATGATTGTCGCGCCGTAGATTGTCCAAAATAAAATGCAATAACTAGGCTAAACACTGTGAGAAATTCTTGTGAACTAACTTTCTGCTTAATACTCAATATGCAAAACACTATTGTTAGTAATAAGGCTATTATCTTCTTCACTTGTAATAAACCTTTTATTTCTTTCATTTGTAAACCTCCTTTTCAAATTATTTTAAAATTATTTCTTTAATATCATCTATATCTTCTTTTATTTCTTCAATAGTTCCTAATGAGCTGGCCAGCTTATCTATTGTTTGTTGATACTTGCTCTCTCTTTCCTTTGAATCTTTTCTTGTATCCATTAGCAGCCAAACAAATAAAACACAGAATATGCCTTGGGTTATTATATATTTAACTATTTCACTCTCCATCACTTCACTCCTTATATAAATTTAGTTGTATTATAATAAGGAAGGTAAGTTTCTATAGAAGTAATCTTAGCCTTCCTTACTTAGCAATAAAAAAAGAGCTTACTTATGCTCTTTGCTGTTATTTATTTAGTTCTTGTTGATATATAACAAATAATCAACTACACATCAATCGAATCTTTAAAAAACTCACTATTATCTTTTGCAAATTTATACATCTGTAATAGTGGATTTGATCCATTTTCATCTAAATTTTGTGAAGAGAAGTATTCGTCAAACTTATCTGCCAAGCATCTAACTTTTTTAATTTCTACTGGCGAATAATTTCCACTATCACTTAATTCTTTTGTCACCCATCCTCCAAATGTTATATCAACACTTTTATAAATGGTTCTTAGACTATAATCAGTTATCTTCCAATATTGAGTTTTTACCCCTGCTCCATTAGTATAATTATTTAATTGTAGTGCCATATTATATATTCCCTCCTAATTTCCTAACTTCCTCTTCTAATATTTCAACTTTTTTTATAGTTTCCTTTAATGCCCCTAAAACCATTGTAGTATAAGAGTACACATCAATCATTTTTTCATTTTCATGGCTTATAATTTCTATAGGTGCTTCATCTACCATTATTCCCATGAAATACTCTTTTTTATTTTTTTCTTCTGCTTCTTTTAATTGCTGTTTTTTATCTTCCTTTGTCTCTTCAGATGAAGATTCTGAAATATACTGATAAAGGTATGGTTTTATATCTTTAACGGTATTATAGGCATAATCAGTTTTTATTTCATTTATATTATACTTCTTATCTCTATCTGAAGCTTGTTCAAACCTGAAGGATCTAACAGAATACCAACAAGTTCCCCACTCACCACACGTGTAAACATTATCACCCCCAGGTCTTATGTCTCTTACATAAGAATAACCATTAGTAACAAGACTTGCCCCCTGTACTTCTAAAATATCATCACTCGTTAGAACAAGTCTAGCATCATAATCTATTGAACTATCATTACTAAAATCTATATATGGCATACTTCCACTTGCTCTAAGTTCTATATTCCTAGTTTCTGTCCATGGTGAATATATTCCACCATTTGCATATAATTGCCCTGTTAAACTTCCACCACTCAATGGTAAATAGCTATGAGTATGTGATGTTGATGATTTCCCATCCAATGCCGACTGTAGCCCATCAACATTTGCAATAATATGATTATGACTATCATCAGCTACAGTAACTGTTATGTTAGCATTGGCTGAACCATCAAAAGAGACCGAACCAGTAGCATCACCACTTAACGAAACAGTCCTTGCATTAGCTAACCTATTTGCCGTAGCAGCATTTCCAGTTACACTACCTGGAAAACTTGAAGGTATTCCTGTAACCTCACTCCAAGCAACTTGTCCCCATGACGAGCTATTTGCTGTTGCCCCTGCTTTTAGCACTTTACCATTATTTGTTGTCCCTGTTGCCGGTACATGTACATTTCCATCGCCTGTAGGATGAGTATAACTATAAGTGTTATTTAAAGTTAATGCCTTTCCACTGGCAGTTATACTTATATTATCTCCTTCCTTTAACTGTATTGTATCAGTGGCGTTTGAAGCTGTTGCAGTTCCTATAGCAGTTCCCGATGAAGTTACTGCCTGTATACTTTGTACTGCATTTTGATTTGTTTGTGCTCCTGAAGCTATTCCATTTAGTTTTGTTTTATCTGAAGCACTCATAAATCCTGATGCTGATGTAGTAACATCTGCGTGTACACTTCCACCTTGTCCTTGATGAGATGTTGCTAATGCGCCTACATCTGTAGAAGTTAAAGTTCCCCACTCTAAACTTCCTGCCGTTGCTCCAGCTTTTAGCACTTTTCCATTATTACTTGTTCCAGTTGCTGGTACATGTAAATTCCCATCGCTTGTTGGATGAGTATAACTATAAGTGTTATTTAATGTTAATGTTTTACCGCTCACAGCTATATCTATATTATTTCCTTCTTTTAATTGAATAGTATCTGTAGTGTTTGCTGCAGTTGCAGTTCCTACTACTATACCGGTTGGAGTTACTGCCTGTATACTTTGTACCGCATTTTGATTTGTTTGTGCTCCAGCAGCTATTCCATTAAGTTTAGTCTTATCAACCGCACTCATAAATCCTGAAGCTGTTGTAGTTACATCTGCGTGTACACTTCCACCTTGCCCTTCATGTGATGTTGGTAAAGCTCCTACATCTGTAGAAGTTAATGTTCCCCATGCTAAACTTCCTGCTGTTGCACCAGATTTTAATACTTTTCCACTATTTGTTGTCCCAGTTGCTGGAACATGTAAATTTCCATCTCCAGTAGGATGGGAGTAGTTATTTGCATTGGCAGCAACTCCATTTAACTTTACTTTATCCGCTGCACTCATAAATCCAGAGGTTGTTGTTGTTACATCAGCATGAACAGTTCCCCCTTTTCCTTCATGAGCTACTACTTTATCATTTGCTTTTTTAATTTCTGTATCTACACTTCCAAAGTTATCTGAAATATCATCTATATTTACTATATCTGTTCCTTCTGGTTGCTTAAATCCATAATTAGTTGTAGTTTTCAAATATTCTTCCTCCTATTCATAAACTTTTAATTCGTTCCAAGTTTTATTACTTAAATTGCTCCAAACTTTTAACTTTATATCATTCCAAACTGTATAAGTGTACTTTATGTCATAATCTAAATGTGCAGGCTTAATGGTATTTATCATTTCTATAAAGGCTGCCATATTTTTAGGAATACCTTTTACACCAACAAACCTAACAGTAAAAGAATAGCTTTCAGTGTGTTCAATTATATCAACCTTTCCTCCACTAAAAGCTTCTGCAGTTTCTTTTATCATCTTTTTAGTTACAGTTCCACTTCCTCTAAGTCTGGCTTTTATTATTTCTCGTCTTTCTTCATAGGACTTATTTATATCAGTTGATACTCCTATTTGCTCTTCCCATAGGTTTAGTCCCCAGGTTGCAGTGTCTATAAAACATTGAGCTATTATGTCCTTTATATCTAAATTAAGTTTAGATATTTCGTAGCCTGAAACGTTGTCCCATTCTCTAAACTCCAGAACTCCCCTTAGAAAGTGCGGCAAATACTCTAGCAGTTTAGGCTTATTGGAGTTAATCTCATCTTCTGTTAGGGTAGTTTCTTTTCCATAATTAAATAATCCATAAATATTATCACCATACAAAAACTACACCCCCTTTAAATCATTCCAGGTTACTATACCTTTTCTAATATACACTGTATCTAAATCTGCTTTTATAGCAAATCTAGTGTCTGCTTCACTCTCTGTATAATATCTATCATCATGATTTGCAGGATGAGTATATACAGTTTTTTCAGTGCCATTTATTTTTATATTTCCGTTAGTAGAGCTGCTCTCAACCTTAGTTGCACCTGTGGTTATTCCATCTACCTTGCTTTTATATGCTGAGGTAAAGTCATTCGTAGATAATGCTTTTCCTGTTTCTTTATCTACTTTGTTGACTACAGTATTCCATAGAGTTCTTTCGTCATCAGTTATGTGTTTTACCACATCTGAAATATGACTATACGCACTGTTCCACGTATCAATAATTGTTTGTGTTATTGCATCAATTATAGATTTGTTTGAATGAGTGTGCTTTTTGCTATTTGCATCATTCCAGTTCGCTTTTTCTGTGTCTGTAGCAAATCTATGAGTTGAGTCTTCTACAATTACTGTTGCGGCATGTGTGCTTGGATGTACATAGTTATTTGCACTTGCTGCAATTCCTGCTAATTTACTTTTTTCAGTTGTTGTATAATCCTCAGTACTAAGTTGCTTTCCTTCAACCTTATCCACTTTGTTAACTATATTATTCCACAGAGTTCTTTCATCGTCAGTTATGTGTTTTACCACATCCGAAATATGACTGTAGGCACTGTTCCATGTATCAATAAGTGCTTGAGTTATTGCATCTATTATAGATTTGTTTGAATGAGTATGCTTTTTACTATTTGCATCATTCCAGTTAGCTTTTTCTGTATCAGTAGAAAATCTATGAGTTGAATCTTCTACAATTATTGTTGCTGCATGAGTGCTTGGGTGTACATAGTTATTTGCACTTGCTGCAATTCCTGCTAATTTGTTCTTTTCAGTTGTGGTATAGTCCTCTGTTGACAGTTGTTTTCCTGATACTTTATCAACTTTATTAGATAAAGCACTAGTCATTGTGCCTGCAAAGTTAGCATCATTTCCAAGAGCATCAGCTAGCTCCTTTAAGGTATCTAAGGCTGCTGGTGCTGCGCCTACAACATTTTGAATTCTTTGATCTGTTTCAGTTTTGGTGTAGGCAGAAGTCTTATCCATTTTCTTGGCTAGTTCTGTATCAACATAGGTTTTAGCTGCTTTTCCATTCTCTAAGGAAGTTGCTCTATTTTTTAAATTTAGGACTTCATTATCATTTGAAGTTTTATATCTATCAATTTCTGTTTGAGTATTTACTATGCTTTCTTGGAGGATATTTATATCCTCCGCCTCAACTGTATCTCCTTGAGTTTCATAAGTTATATACACCTTTTGACTATTTGAAAATACCTTTATAGACTTTTTCCAAGGCGTATTACTTGGGGTTGATAGGATAAAGTTTTCTATTTTATCTCCTGTTAACTTGCTTCCCGTATAAACCCTTAAGCTTGAATTACTTATGTTGTCATGTTTAAGCTCGCCTTCATATACTCAGTTTATAGGTTTGACTTCTTCCTCAATTACATAGGTGTTGTTGTCCAATTTGTTTAGCTTTTCTACAAAGCTATCAATATTTTCTGGATACATACTACACCCCCAGTTCCAAGGCTCCAACAATAGGAATTTCTTCTTCTTGTAACCCTACATTAATCGTTGAATTATTTACCTTTAATTCTGAGTAATCCAAAACTCCCGGTGTTGATAGTAGAATATTACCTATCTTTGCATAGCTTATATAACTTGAAGAAAATGCTATTTCTTTGAAATAATCTTCTAACAGGTAATAAAACTTTGATTGGATCTGAGAAATTGTATAATTGTTTGATAAAACTACTTTTACAGTTATATTTATTTGCTTTTCTGAAGCTCCTATAACTGTTACAGCGGCTCCTATTGGTCTATTGATTTCAATATTATCTTTTACTCCATTAAGCAAAATCTCATTAGGTTTATGCTTATTTGAATCAACAACAACCACCTTTACTGATCCTGCTCCATTCCATAAAGGAAATACCTTTGCATCCCCTATTCCTGCTATTTCTGTTGCCCATAATTTATAGTGATTAGCATTTCCAGAAGTCCCTGGAGTTCTTTGTCTAAGCAACAATCTGTTAAGTAACTCCTCATCACTTTCTTCCTCTGTTCCTCCTGATATGCCCTCTTCATTTATTACTGAGGTTATCCCTAAGATTTGTATAGGAAGTTCTTTAATAAGATTACTTTGAACATTATATTTTGTTCCTATATTTAGGGCTTCTACCCCTACTGAAGCTTCCTTATTAATTATGCTTATTTCTTCTAATGTTTTATATTGAAGAGTTCCTTCTGTTTGTACTATTGTTCCTTTAGGTATCAAGGCACCTTCACTTCCATAAAACTTAACTTTTCCACTTGCCTTATTTCCTTCTTT